ACGGCTTCAGACTCACCGAATTGCACGCGCAGGCCGTTTATACCAAAAGAGACAGAAGCATCGTCTGCGGCCGCCTGAGCGCGAAGGACGCGCCAATAGTGGGATACTCCCGTCTGCCAGCTAACCGATGCGCCTGCCGGTAGCCTGGCCCACTGCCGCCCCTTGAGGTAAGGCTGCCATATGTCGTAGTAATCGACTTCACTTGCGCCAACGTGAATGCTATCTGTGGCTCGCAGGGCAAGGTTCGGGGCGTTCACGGGCGCTATCATCAGGGCGCGGCCTATTGCTACCGGGTCGCCTGCCAACCCGTTTGCCGGCAGGCTGTAAGTTGCGAGGTTCCAGAGTTGACTGTTTTGCGCCAGCAGGCCCTCAGTCAGCAGGTCGATGCAGATTGTTTCCTTCTGCTGCCAGCCCCAATACGTCAAGGGATATGATGCCACTGCATAATCAAGCGGGTAGATAACGCTCAAGCCGCCGTCACCTCCGGCCCGTTATAAGACAGTAGCCAGGCTTGGTCGCCATATACCAGTTTAAGCAGGCCATCCGCTTGCAGAAGCATCGTATAGGTCGTGGCCTCCACTTCGGTAAAGTTAGGCAAGTCCCATCCGTACAGTGCGATTGTTGGCCCTATCAGCGCGGTATTGGCATACCAGGCATAAGCCCATTGCACCCAGGTAGTGAGCATATAGGGTGCCCTGTTGAGCGGGTCGTTTATCAGGTAGACACGCCCGGCATAGGCGACCCAGTGGAGACCAAACCAATCTACCCCGCAAGCGTCGAGGCCGCCCGTCGGCGTTATGCTGCCAAGCCAGCCCTTTACGATAGACCTGCCCCTGAGTACCAGCAGCGCCCCGCTCTGGAACACGCTTACCAGCCCGTCAGGGCGCGGCCTGCAAATCCACGGGTAAGCATCGAAGGGGTTCCAGCCCGGCGGAAACCCGTCAATCTCACCTGTATTGCCATAGAGGTTGAGTTGCAATCTGCCAAAGCCATCAAGCGAAACCGAGTAGCTGCCCTGCCCAAAGAAGTCATACACGCCGTGCTGAGGGCAGCAGTGCGCCCAGCCGTGGTCAGCGTTGAACCCCGTTCCGCAAACAGCTTCGGCGCTAGGCACTTATCATCACCTTGCTCATATCGGTGATGCGCTTCTGCTCTGCCTTCCTGCCGTCAACGTACACATTCAGGGTAGAGCCTTGCGCGGGGGCCGCGCCTGGCAGCCTCATATTCGCCATACCCGAGCCAACCGCGCCTCCACTCCAGCCCATCATCGCCGCGCCAACCTCGCGCAACGGGCCGACAAGCGCCGAGTCGAGCCAGTTCCAGAAGCTGCTGATAACCGACTTCATACCTTCCCACAAGGCAAGTATCAGGTTCTTGCCGAGGTTCGCCATATAGCCGACTGCTTCCCACAGTTTCACGAACGGGCCAGTCAGCAGCGCCCAAAGCTCTTCGCCGAAGTATTTGACCTCCAGCTTGAACAAGTCCCATTCCGTGATAGCGAAGTGAACCCACTTGCCGAGTATGAACAGCGCGGCCACAATAGCCGCGATAGCCGCCACAACCCAGCCAGCCGCAAGCCCGACAGCAGAGCCTATTGCGGTCACTGCCCCGCTAATAACAGTCCAGGCCGAGGTGAACCCAGCCGCGAGCTTGCCAGCCCCGCCCGCCATACCAAGCGCCGTAAGCGCCGCTTTCAGGTGGGCCAGCATAATGATTAGCGGGCCAAGCGTAGCGAGTAGCGCCCCTGCCGCCGCAGTGAGGTTCGTCATAGCATTAAACGCCGTAGGATGCGCCTTGGCGAAGGCTGATAGCGCCTCGCCCGCTTTCAGCAGCCACTTGGACAGTGTTGTGATAGAGGGCAGGAGCGCCTGCGCGATAACAAGTCCTATGCCTGCCAGCGGCCCCTTCAGCTTGTCCATCTGGTCGCCAAATTGCTCAAGAGCGCCCGCCGCTTCGCTGCCCAGGGCGAGGCCAGCTCGTTCCGCTTCGCGCTGGAACGCCGCCAAGCCCTCTGCCCCTTCCTCGAACATCGGCATAAGCTGCTGGGCACCGCGCCCCAGTACCACTGTAGCCGCCGCCAGCTTGCGGGTATCCGTCGCCGCGCCCTTCATCGTGCCTGCAATCCTGCTGAAGAGTTCTTCCTGCGAGAGGTCTTTGAGGTCTTCGACTGCAATGCCGAGGTCTCGCATAGCATCCACATACGTCGCCGTGCCGTCCTGCGCCTCTGCGGTTGCCCTGCTCATAAACTTCATAGTGGAGACGATGGCATCAAGGCTGGCCCCGCTCTGCTCTGCTGCCAGCTTCAGGCCCGCCAGCTTCTCTGTTGCGATGCCTGTCTTTTGCGAGGCCTCCAACAGTTCCGAGCCATAATCAACGGCCTTCTTCACTACAACGCCCAGCGCACCGAGGATTGCCCCGCCCGCCACTGTCATAGCGGTGCCCATCTTCGTGAAGCTCGCGCCAAGCTGATTGGCCGATCCCTCAATTGACTTCAGCGGCCCTGTCGCCTGGTCTACTGCCCTTATGATTACTTCTGCGACGTTTGCCATTGCTCTGCCTCAATTTCACTCTGTGCTGCCGCTATCCCCATCAATGCCAGTTGCACTTCTACAGGCTCGCTGTGGAAACTTGCCCAGGTATAGCCGGGATACCTTTGCAAGCACATCGCAACCTTCACCGCCCAGCTTTGCGTTTGCCAGCCCTTGAGCTCGGGCCGCCAGGTAAAGGGTCAGCAGCAGCGCCCAGCCGTGCGCCAAGCTCATCAAAAGCCGCAGTGAACTCTGACAGCAGGCCCGGCACATTCAGTAGCAGCCTCAGCAGGTTGTCCGCGCTGTACTCCATTGGCTCGCCCGCCTCGTTCACTACCCCTGTCAGCTTCCCCTCGAAGAGGCCAAGCACGGAGCCAAGGTCGCTCTGCTTCAGGTCGTCCAGCTTGCCCAGCGCGTCCTGCTTGAGCCGCAGGTCTATCCGCGCCCCGTCCCGCTCGAGCCTTACATCCCATTCACTCAGTACCAGTCCCATACATCCCCCTTGCTTGCTATCAGGTCAGCGCCACTGTGGTGAACGCCAGGTCGTATTCGTACATTGCCTGGCTATCTGTGAGCGGTGAGTCGTTAGCTTTCGGGACACAACCAGCGAACGTCAGCACCTGCGTTGTGGTGCCGTTCGTGCAGGTCACAACCGAGGCCAGCCCTGTCACTGTGTCGGCTGACAGGTCGAAGGTCATTCGCGTCGGCAGCTTCAGCCCATAGCTGTAGTCGATCTTGCCCTCGTTGATAGCAGAGGGCTTGCGGAGCGCGCCCGCCGAAGCATTGCCATACTGCACGACCTCAAGCTCGTTGGTGATGCCAAAGTTGAACTCGGCAATATTGGCGGCTGTACCATTCCAGGTGAATGCGGAGAGCTGCTCCAGCGGCCCGGAGGTCGCCCAGGTTGGCGCGGCTACCGCCGTTCCGTCCAGCGCCTTGATTGTGGCGTCGAACTCGACTGGCTTCCCCGTCACGCCCCGGATGGTCAGCGACTCGACTTTGCACCCGCTCCACTTCTTGATTACAGTGTCGTCCTTCGTGAACATATAGAAGGTGTCGAGGTTGCCGCTTGTGCCGTTCCGCAGGGCATAGCCTAGCAGGGTCTTGAGGCCGATCGCGCCCTGTCCGCTTACCTGCAGAGTAGGCTCCCACATACCCGCGAACACGGCTACTTCGGCATCACCGCCTACGCCTGCCAGCCGCTCCACTTCGGCAGGCTCGCCGATGCTGTTGCCCTTCACGACGCCAAGCCACGTGCAGGCGGTTCCGTTGGTACTGAGTTGTATCTTCTCCAAATATCCTTTCGCGGGCATTGCCCTCACCTCACCGGCTGTCAGCCGTGAATATCACTGCTAGCTCGTGTGCGTACTCTTCTTTATCGAGGCCCGAATGGTGTTCTGCAACTTCCTCCACCCGAAGCCTGTAATAGCCACTTATCGACTGCGGATAGGCCAGCAGGAAGGCCCCTATGTCCAGCCCTGTGCAGTCCGAGCGCGTCCTGCTGAAGAAAACTGCCCGCGCCTTGAATGTCGTATCGACAGTGTCAATGCCAGTCCATATCGGCTGCTGACCCCATTCCTCGACCACGATGGTCTTGCTATCAGCAGGTTCGGCTTGCGACTTGTCCACAACCCGCCAACCCGTGAAGTGGGTCGTAAGCGCCGCTCGCAGTGCAGTAGTAAATCCCGCTATGCTTGCCATCAGCCACCCACCAGCTTGTCCAGCCACGACCGCAGTGCCGCAGTTACCTCTCCTGCCTTGCTTGCCAGCGCGGGCGCCAGGTATGGCCGTGCAGGTATTTTCACCTGCGGCACCTGCACCCATCGCCCGCCAATCTTAAACTTGAGGTATGGCCCGTTCTTCGCCTTGATTACGCCGCCCTTCTCGTGTATCCGTGCATAAATGAGCGGTGAACCTACACGGGCAGTAAGCCCTTCCTGCGTTGTGGCGAGGCTTGCCCTCAGCGCCCCCGTGCCCGTCTCCAGGTGACCCGCCGCGTGCCCTGCGTATATCGTCTGTCTTGCCTCGCGCTCGACTATCAGGCCAGCCCGCTTCACGGCAGCGCCCATCTCGCGCTTCACCTTGTCGGCGGCCTGAAACAGAGGCCCGCTAAACTGTATCCCCACATCAAACATTCGAGGCCGCCCCTAGTACGTAGTTCCAGAGCCGAGACAAGATTGCATATTGCACATCGAGTAACAGGTAACTGTTGCTGCCCACTGTCAGCAAATCGCCCGTATGGGCCTCCGTGTCACTCAGGGCCTGCCCGATTACGGGCGCCTCGTAAACGCCCATCATCCTGTCCTGAAAGTTAGCCGCGCCGACTACGCATCGACAGGTGCCGTACTTTGTCCAGGCGCCGCTTACGCTGCTGTATAGCGTCCCCTTCTCGCTCAGCTGATGCCTCATCGACGGGCCTCCATCATCGCTGCCTTGATTAGTAGCCGAACCTGCTGAGGCCACTCGGCAGTTTGCGCCCAGGTGACAGAGTTGCCGAACAGTGACTCCGAGACGGCACCCGGCTTCGAGTTCTTCAGCCACTGGGCAAGCAGCGCCACCGCCATCTTTAGCGAGTCTGGCGGGGCTGTCGCGCCCGTCTCCAGCGGCACAGTTGTCGAATAACCTGCCTTGTAGGAGAGGGTATACTCAGCATCCAGCGCCCCTGACACTGGGTCAGTATGAGTAGGCACTGCACCGCCCCATACGCGGGGGAACCATATCAAACCCTCGCTCGTGGTCACGTCGGACACGGCGCTGCCGTCAGCATCCACTAGCGAGGTGACTGCCCCTATCGGCACCTTGCGCGGCTCGATGCAACGCTGGCCCCATTCGATGCGGTGCACCTCATCAGTGATTGCCTCGTACTCGAACCCGCCGGGCCAGAGCCCGTTCACAAGCGAATAGGCCGCCGCCGCATAATTCTCCAGCGTCTCTTCGCCCACAAGCCCCGCCAAGTGCGACTCAGACCAAAGCATCAGCCCTTACGCCTCCCGCCCTTGCGCGGCTTGACATCCTCGGCATCTAACGCCTCGAAGCCATACGAGCGGACAAGCTCAAGGCCGAGCGCCTCGGATACCTCTTTTACCTCGCCAGGCTCGAACAGGATAATGCTCCCCTCGTGTAGCTTGTGCAGGGTGCTGCTCGCTGTACTCTTCACTTTCACGGCTTATCGCCTCGCTTGAGTGGAGAGGGGGCCGAAGCCCCCTCCCCTCGGTCGTTTAGCTGATCTTATAACCCATCGCCGCCGTCGGCTGTGCTGACCGCACTGGCGTAATGGCCGCGAATGTGCTGAGGCCCAGGCTGATACCCGTGTGGGTGTCGGTCGCCTTGAACTTCATATCATCCGGGTAGAAGCCCGCTGCCCAGCCACGCGAGTTGAAGATTGGCAGGCAGGTGTAGGTCACGGTCGTGCCGTCATACAGGCCCGATGCGTTCAGGTCGTTGCGGACACATACCTGCTTGGAGTCGGTGCCCTCGGTAATGTCGTCCCACGAGCAACGCAATACCTTGTTCCCGCCAACAGTGTCCGGGTTCTTCGGGTTCTCGCCATTCACATAGCGCCACTGGTTGTCAGAGCCGCCAAGTGCGCGGAGCTTCGACAGCACCTTGTACCCTGCAATCAGGTACAGGTTTTCGCCATCTATCCCGTAGGACTTCATCTTGAGAATGAGGCCCTCAAGAGTGGCGATGCTGAATGTGGAGAGGTCAGCGGAGATGCTGTTGTCTACCGCATTGGCGCGGAGGCCGAGGATGTTGTTACGGACATCCGAGCTGTCGCCGTCCTGGTGCGGGCTCGTGGTGTCGCCATTGATAAACGCGTCATCCAGCGTCATCGCCATCGAGCGCAGGAGCCAGTCACGCACCTGTTGGGCCGCCTGCACGGGGTTAGCCGCGCCGTTGAAGCGGTCAGACAGGGTGCGGAACAGGCCGAACGGCTTCGGGGTCAGCGTTACGCTGGCCGTCGGGTCGCTTGTCTCGGTGCCGATGTTCCCGCCGTCGGTGAAGGTTACGCCGCGCTGTACAAGCGGCATAACGGGGGCCGCCATAGCAGCGCCAAAGATAGTCGTGGTAGGCACGGCCCGCAGGATGCTTTCGCCAAGCATCTCGCCAAACCATTCGGTGCTGAAGGTGTTCGGCATCCAGTTGGTCGTGGTCACGCCCAGGGCCGCTTTCATAATGCCCTCTGGCCCTGCCTTGCCGCCGAAGCTGGTGGTCAGCCCGCCGCCAGAGCCTACGCCCTGATTGCCGATGCGCGAGATAACAAGCAAGTCCATCGCCTTCGCGATGCGCTTCTCTTCGTCATCCTCGGCTTCCTTGCGGTGAATGGCCTGCCATTTCACTTCGGTGTCAACGTGCTTCAGTATCTCGAAGCTCTGCGGCTGGGTCTGCTCAGGCCCGATGCTTGCAGGCTTCTCCTGAAGCGCCTTGTACTGCTCAAGCGCGGCATCGGTGGCCGCTACGATCTGCTCGTCGGTTGCGTCCTCTGGCAACCCGAGCTGCTTAATTCTCTCTGCGCGTTCCATTTTACGCGTCTCCTTGTGGTGTATCGAAGTAGTAACTCACTATCGAGCGCGGCTCTTCAGGAGTTGCGCCAGTATTAGCGGCTGCCGGCTCAGGTTCGCCCTGTACCAGTTCGCCGATTAACTGCTTCATTTCTGCCGTCCATTCGCCAAGCTCCAGCCCCTCGCGGTGCTTGGCCCAATCCACTACCTGCCGCAGTCGCTTCACGGCCTCGCGCTGGTTCTCGGCGCAAAGGTAATCGCCGAAGACCTCCCGCTCGTTATGTGCCCATTCGAGTTCGTCCAGTGACTTCTCGCCGAACCCGTCCGGCAACGTCTTGCCCTGCTCGCTGTACCAGAGGCGAACCTGCGCGATTGCAAGGTCACGTTCGGGGCCGCTCGGCGCGGACTTGGTACACAACTTGCAGGCCGCAATCATCGCTTCGTTCTCGCCTTCGGGCAGCTTCAGGGACTTGCGGACTATCTGCGCGCCGCCGTTACCTGGTATCGCCACAACCGAGATTTCGATGATGTCCATATCGTCCCAGACTCGGACGCTTTTCGCATCGCGCTCCTCAACGTGGTAATCGCCCCACCAGTGCAGGCTGAAGTGCCTCAGCACGTCCTGCTGTACCAGGTTGTAAACCTCGTCAGCTTCCTCGCTGCCATCGGCGAACTCAACCTCTACCCACAGGCCCTTGTCGTCTACGCTGGCGCTTGTGACCTTGCCAATCGGCTTGCTCTTCACCTCGTGGTTCCAGAACACCACGGGATGGTTACTGAAGAAGCCCAGCCCCTTCTGCATCGCTTCGAGGGTCACAAGGTCGCCCTCGTAATCCACCTCTGCAACGCTGGCATATCCTGCTATCTTGCGAGCCTCGCCCAGCGCCTTGAACTCGGATACTCGCTTGCCCTGGTCTTTGGTCACTGTCTCCATCTCCAAGCCTCCTACACTACCGGCAGCACTGTGCATCGGCAGTTGATAACATTCTCCGCGCTCGCGCCTGGGTCGCCGGGATACTCCATTTCTTCCCCGTCCACCATAAAGGCTTCGTGTGTGTTCACAACCTGCCCGTCTGCCTCGGCGTGTGCCTCTCGCGTCCTCTCGTCTATCGAGGCGAGCCATTCCTTGCGCTCTACCCCTGCGTCTCCGTAACTCTGTACCGCCCCGTCGTTATAGGCCGAGACTGTCTCGGTTCGCGCTATCCGCTCCGCGTAGTAGGGCACCTGCCCGTACATCAGGGGTCTAATCTCGCGGGCCGCGTCAGCTACCGAACGCCCCTCGGCTACCAGCAACGCAATCTGGTTCCTTATCTGCTGTTGCAGGTGCTCCGGCGCCGTCTTCAGTATCTGCTCTCTTTGGGCTATATGCAGCATAATGCGGGGGTCGGTGTAAGCCTTGCCCATCCCGTCCGAATAGCCGCCACTCCACGCCGCTTCGATGCCGCTCGCGCAGGTCTTGCGGAAGGCCTCTGTCAGTTCCGCGTCGGGTTCCCCGTATGGGTGCTCTAGCGCGTAGCTGACGAGCGCCCTGATAGGCTTCGTCAGTTGTCCCTTCAGCTTCACCTCGAGCGGCTCCTGCCTGCCGAGGAACTTCAGCCACTGGGCATCTCTGTCGCCCAGCCCCTTGCGGGCGATTGCGAACCGCTTGACGGGCGAGGGCTCCTCTTCTGGCAGCGCGGGGATTTCCGGGTAGCCTACAAGCTCGCGCCCCTCTGTGAGTGCCAGAGGCGGCATCCCGGTTAGCTGTAGCACCTGCGAAGCCCGCCTCAGCAGCAGTTCCCGCTTCAGTTGCCAGTTCGCCATATCAACAGCCAGGACTTGGCCGGGGAACCGCGTCTCCAGCCCCCGCGTGAGGTCGTTGCATATAAGCTCAATAAGCGGCTCTACAGTGGAATTGACATAGTCCTGTAGGCCCTGCTCATAGTTGGCATAGGTGCTTTTGTCGAGGTTGCCGACAAGCATCGGGGGCACGTGCAACGCCCCGCAGATTTCCTCCCGTACCAGTTTCCGCATCTCGGTGAAGCTGCCGTCCTTGCCTGCCCCGTCCGAGAAGGGCACGTAGGTTATCCCGTCAGGAGCGAACATCGGCAGCAGCTTGCCCGCGTTCTCCAGCCCACTGGCCCGTTCACGCAGGAACGTCTGCAGGCGCTGCTCACTGGCGCGGTCTATATCATCTGCCTTTACTACGACAATGCCGCCCGCCGTGCCGCCCTGCTCAAACCAGAGCCTGTTAAACTTCAGGCAGGCAATATCAAGCTCGATTGCCTCCCGCGCCGCGTCCAGCGAGCTGGGCATCATCTTGATTGCGCCCTGCCTGCTTATGCGGATGATGCGGTCTTTGTTCACCCAGCGGTTGTTTATCCTGTAGCCTGTTATGCCCGAAGCCTCTACTTGCTCTTTAACCTGCCCCGGGTCAACTGTGTACAGTGACTTCTCGTCATCGCCGATCCACAGATACGCCCGCCCGTAGCAGGTCAGATAGGTAGCAAGCTCATAGAGCAGCCCGTCCAGCGAGGTATCCTCGTTCGGGCGTTCCAGCAGCTTCAGCATTGGCGAGCTGGGCATCTCTTCGCCGCCAAGCTCTACGCGCAGGGGAACGTTGGCTACATCGGCAGAGATACGATTGACGCAGGCATACGTCCAGCTATGCTTGAGCAGGTCAGGCGTTGCTACCTTGCCCTGCCTGCCCGTCGCCGCCGCCAGCACCGAAGCCAAGTCCATTGTCTTGGCGACTGTCGCCTGCCTTATTGGTTTCGTCCAGGGCCAGTTCACCGCTTCACCGCCTCTCCTACTGTGATAGAGGGTGCTTTTTTCGGGTCAGCGGCTTCTGCTATGGCCCGCGCTCGTATCTTCTTCTTCAGCTTCTCTTCGTTCTTCTCGCAGGCGGCATCGTCCAGCGCCCAGCCCAGCAGCTTCTGCCTCAGCTTGCCTACACAATCCAGCTTGTCTTTGCCGTCTGTAAGCGCGTCGATGTCTGCCTCTACCTCGGCATAGGTGTCGCCTGGGCCGCCCGGCCCGATAACTACTGCCAGCGGATCCGCGAAGCTGATTGCCGTCTTGCCATCATCTGCCACCAGGTAGGTGATATGTAGCACGTCAACAGGTTCCAGCCCTGTATCTGGCATCTTATGTCTCCCTGTTCAATACTGCCGACAGTGTCTCTTGGTTTAGTGTGGCCTGCAGTGACGTTTGATTAAGCGTAGCCTTGAGTGTCTTCTGGTTCAGCACGACATCCAGAAAGCTCGGGGCAGGGTCGCCATAAGTGTCGAGGTAATGCCGTTCAAGCTCGGTCAGCGCGCCCCAGCCGTTGGCCCCGCCCGTCCACGTTACCTGCGGGCAGGTGTAGATGGTGTCCGTCCCGTCGTAAGACACTGCAACCGAGGTGCCCGCGATTGCCTGCCGCGTGTAGCCTGTACCCGTAGACTCCAGCGCCGCCCAGTCTGCCAGTGTGCCTGTGCCAGCGGGCAAGCTGCCCGTCCCAAGCATCAGATACCAGTTGGCCTGGCTGTCAAAGAATGTGCGCCCTATCAGGGCCAGCCCTTCACGCGAAGTCATCAGGTGCCTCCTACTGGCGCTGTCGGCAGTGGCTTGATATGCAGGACTCCAAGTTCAGGGTAGGGCCAGAAGCATTCCTCGGTGCCCTTTGCCACCCGAACGTAGTAGCTATAATCCCCGTCGGGCGTCGTGGTCGTGCCTGCCAGCAATACGCTTACCATCCCCGCCGTCCCGTTATCTATCGTCAGCAGCTCTTCATCCACGCCGAGCGCGGGTATATTCAGCCAGGCCGTGCCATCTGTTAAGTCATACGCGGTGCCGTCAGTCTGCAACGTCAGTCGCATCACCTGCGTTGCGCCCTCATAGCATCCGCACTCGTAATCCTGCGCCATCAGGCAATCGCCTCCGCCGGTTCTTCCTCGTATACGCCAAGCACCCGCGCAACCTTGCGCGGCTTGCCCAGCGCCGCGATAGCCGCGTACCTGGCAGCATCCAGTGTGTGGTCAGGGTAGCCGTCGGGCAGCTCGCCTTCGAGCGGATTGCCCAGCTTGTCCAATGCCCACTCGCAGGCCGTAGCGTCCGCGATTAGCCGCTTGCAGGCCGATGACACCATCCCGCGCTCGAAAACACTCTGGAGCGCCCTGAAGCCAGCCAGGCGGGTGTTTACGGCGGGCAGCATTCGCACCTTCGCCCTGCACTCTTCACGAGCTGCCGGGTCTTCAGGGTCAGCGTAGAAGGTTGGCTCGCAACCGAACCGAGTTGATAGCTCATCGCGGAAGTCTGCCAAGCGGTCAACCCACCAAGCCCGCGTTTGCCCGCGCTCGACAACCTCTGCCACGAACGCCATCCTGTCAGGGCCAACCGCGAGCGCGATAGCCGCGCCCTCGTTCGTGAAGCCCCAATCCACGCCGACAATCAGGCGGGTAGCAGTCTCCAGTTCGCCGAAGTTCAATTCGGGGAACGCCGCCGCTTCGCTATCAAGGAACTCACCATCAAGCTCCTGCGCCGCGAGCCGTGAGCCGTAGACTGCGCGGAGTTCTTCGTCCAAGTGAGCCACTATCGGGTTATCCCGCGTTAGTGCGTGGATAACAGTGGCTTGCTGGGCATACTCGTAGAGCCAGTGCTTGCGCCCCTTCGGTGTAGAGGTGACCCACATCCGCAATTTCTTATAACCACGCAAGCGCCCTCGCAGGACGTGGTAAGCCTGCCTGCTGATTAGCGACCCCTCATCAATCCATATAGCCCCCGCGTTGATACCACGGGCGCGGTCAGGGTCTTGCGCGTGGATTAGATGCCATAGGAAGTCGTGCCGATTGCAGGTTATCTCCAGTACCGAGTCACTGCGCTTGTACTCATACTTGAAGCCCGTAAGCCCGCCCTCTTGCAGGCTCCTGCATTGCCGTACCAGGGCAGGCACATCTACATCTCGAAGCATCGGGTAGCTGAGGCCGCAGACAATCCCCTCAACGTTCTCTTCAGCTTGCAGGCAATAGTCCAATACGGCAGAGGCCCCAAAGCGGGTCTTACCCGAACCGATGCCGCCCACAAACAGGGTGAACTTGTTGGACGCTATCGAGCGGTGGGCCGCCTTCTGTGCAGGCAGTGCTCCGACTCGGCCCTCTTGCGGGTAGTAGAGTTCAACTTGCTTCAGGTTCCTCTACCTCCCGCGAGTCAGTAATAACAACCTGGATAGGATTGCCGCCCATCTCGGCTGAAACCCCGTCGTGCTCAAGGCGTTCGCGCCGCTGCCAGTCCTTAGCCCTGCGAGACTCCAGCCAGCGAGCCGCCGCCTGCCAGGTACCAGCGACTGCCGCTTTCTCGATAACCAGCACCATCCGCGCCTCAGCCTGGGCATCCGCCTTTTGTATCGCGTCAGAAAACTCCGAATTAGACCGCATCCAGTTATACAGGCATTCGGTAGAGACACCAGCACAACCGGCAGCACATTCGCGGGTGTTGCCGTTAGCTATCAGGTCGCAGATAGTCTTCTGCAC